CGACCAAGGAAGACATGAACAGTTAGTTAAAGAGATTAAAGAAAAACAAAAAGAAACACAAAATTTGATTTCAGGTGATGCTGCCAATGAGTTTAAGGGGGTAAAGGTTAAATATTTTGGAGTTTATGTTATGGAAAATATTGGAAAAAGAATAGAATCAACTAAAGCTAGTATACGACAGAAAATTAATACAATAGGTCAAAAGATAGATTCATTAAATAATGCTGGTTTAAATGGTATATGGCAGGCTCAGTTTGATTTAATACAAGAGTCAGTAAAAGGATTATCTAATAAGGCTTTAAATGAAAAATTAGTAAAACATCTAAAAGATTTGTTTGAATTTGATGATATTTTAGAACAATTAGAACAATTAAAAAAGATTGATAGAGTAGTAAATATTGGCGCATTAGTAAGTGAAGATCTTCCTCGTCAATTAAAAGTTTTAATAAAAACCGTTTTGTATGGATTTCAACGTGAAGCATTTGCTTCAAAAAGAAAACGCAAGAATGTTCCAAGACATTCCGAGTTTGATTCAAAAGGATTGCAGAACAGGCTCACCCCTGATAATGAGATTACCGAAGACCACAAATCTGGAGAATTTTCAAATCTTACTCTTAATATTGACCATACAAATAATGACTTTAACGTATTAAAAAAAGTTGTTGATGATCTACCGGATCAACTAACAGGAGTAAAAAATTTGATTGATTCTTTATTAGATTATTTGAATCTATCAAAAAGAATTGTTAATGCCGGCAAGCCAGCCGGAAATCCAAATATTCAAATGTTATTAGAAGAATTAGGACAGCAAAAATTTGGAACAGGTTCAGCCACAGAACAGATAGAACAGATAAAGGCACGTTTTTGGGAAAGTTGTGATGGTGTAATAGGAAATAGAGATTCTCCTAACAACTGGTATCTAAACTCGACTGATAATCTTCTTATATTATCAGACCAGTTTAGACAAATGGTATTGAACCAACCTTTTGTTTTATATCAAAACAATGTTAAAAATAAAGTTAGTTCGATGCAAGAACTATCAAAATATATAAATGAGTTTAATAAGGTGACGGCAGAGACGGAGGAGGAGTTGGCGGTGAAAAAACAGAAATTAAATAAAATGTTAAAAGGTTACATATCTTTTGAAGAATTTTTTGCCGATTTTTTTAAATATAATACAAGCAATGATTTTTCGGGATTAATAAAATTAATAAGCTTTTTTGTAAATAGTGGCGAACATGCTAGTTTAATGTCTAAGAAGGACTGGCCCAAGAATTATGAGAGATTTAAGGATAATGCTGATGAAGTAATTAATATACTAGAAAAATTGAATACTTTAGCACCAGCACCACCACCACAGATGAATACTGAAGCAGAAGCATCACAGATCACAACGAATACTTTAGCACCAGCAACACCGATGATTACTGAAGCACCACAGAGTGGAAATGGTCGTAAGGGACCACTACGCAAACCGGCATTAAAAAAAATTAAGAAAACAAAGAAAAATAAAAAACATTCTAAAAATAAATCTAAAAAAAATAAATTTTTACAAGATGGAGGTGCCGGTGGAAGTAATCGTGGTGCTACAAATCCAGTAAATCAGTCTAATATTTTGATAGAACTACTAAAAAATATTAAAACAACAGTATCAAATACTAATGATGAAAAATTAAAAGAACAATTTTATAGAACTCAAATTGTTGGATTGCTTAAGAATTATAGTTTAACTGAAAATGAAGATGGTGAAAACGAGGACATAAAGGTTTTTATTAGGGATATACATAATCTAGTGGAAAAGACAGAACCAGGTAGTCGTGAACAAATAGACCCTACAACAATAAATAAATTCTTAGCAGAACTATATCATATAAAATTAAGTCATAAAGATACGTCCTCATTTATTGAAATTTTCTCGAAAGATAATAGGTCTAATATACCTCAAGAATTAGAATTAGAAATTCAACGGATTACAGATGACTTATTATATGAATTAAAAACTTTACGTGGTGCAAGAACCACCCAACCAGAGAAACACCTACCGACTCAGTTGGCGGAGATTGTAAAAGATGTAACTTATGTTGTTAGTGCTAATAATTATTATTATTATGACTGGGTAAGTTCATGGGTAAAAAAGGAAAATTTATCTAGACCAACACTTTTTAATGAAGATAAATGGACAAAGGGTAGACTATCGTTTATTAAACTAATACAATACCAGGTAGAAACCTATCTATATTATTTAAAGGTTAATAATGGAGAGATAGAAGAATTTGATTTAAAAACCCAATCAGAATTAAAACATAAGGGTGTGAAGATTTATACAGATAGATATAGTGGCATAATTACTAGGTCTAAACAAAAATATTTAGATAGTGAACATTTTTATGATGAATCTATATATAAAATACTATTCCTTGATGATAAAATAGCAGAAGATTTGGCAGTACTTGCAGTTGATACGGATTTAGATTTCATATTTGAACCATTTTTATGGTCGAATTTAGACTATATTTATGGTGTCTATTTATTCGATATAATAGAATCTTGGTTATTGTTAAAAAAAACAGCTCCGGAAGGCGAAACGGATGAAATAGCTATAATAAAAGCACGCCGTGCTCTGGTTAAAGAACATAATTCGGAAATGAATTCTAAAAAAAATAATGGACAGGCCACTGCCCCTGGCACTGGTCCTTTCCTTGCCACTGCCACTGCCCCTGGCACTGGCACCGGGGAAAGACCAAGGACGCGGACAAGGTCTGCATCGGCGGCGGCAAAGAGCTTCAGATCGTCACCGTATTAAGACACCCCGGGTCGATGATCGAGTACGACGGCAACACCGACATTGACGTCGACACCAGGCTAGCGGTGGCACGATCAATGTTCAACCAGCTATACCCGCTCTGGAAGTCGACGACACTAAGCACCAGGGTGAAGCTAAAAATCTTCCGCGTGTCCGTCGGCATACCTGTCACTGGCCCTTTCCTTGGTAATTATAATAGTGATAATGGTGATGATGATGGAATGGTCCAATAAAATTAAGTTAAAATAAAATAAAATAATCAATAGTATTATAATGCTTGCAACAATTTTAAATTGGATACATGTATTTTTTCTATTTATACCGGTTCTAATTTATACAATACCAAAAAATATGATGCCCCATAGTTTTATATATATGTATCTATCTATTATGTTGGTTCCCTTACACTGGGGATTATTCGATGATATGTGTTTATTTACAGTATTAACACAGAAAGTAGGTGGGCTCAAGGATTCCAGCACAGATTCGGCCTTTTCTGAAGTCTATATGAGGTGGTTATATGAACCTTTTATGTATTTATTTGGATTAGAATGGAATAATAAAAATCTAACTAAAACGATATACGTCCACTGGATAGTAATCTTTATATTGTTATGGTATTACGTCTTTTTTTATAACAAAAATCTATTATGCGGTGTAGAACTAGAGTAGAGTCCCAATGATTTCACGATTTTTAAGGTGTGCGTCTTTAATATCATCTTTATTCTGGCCATTATATGGGACCGCGTAGTGGTTATGGCATAGCCATCCATTAATATTTGTTTCGGTTTCACCATCAATGACCCATACTTCGGCAAGAACTCGTCCATATTTATCGCTCGTGTTGCCTTTTTTACAGCGGATTTCAAGATGAATATCATCTTTATCAGATTCGATTGCTTTGAGGCACCATTCACGTAGTTTTTTTTTACTTTGTAGTCCATATTTTTTTTCTTCTTTATCAGATGTTCTACTTTCGGGTGTATCTATACCAAGAAGTCTACATCTTTTACGAGTTAGGACATCGAACCCCAAATCGATACAGACATCAATGGTATCGCCGTCTATAACCCTTTCTAGTGAACATTTATATCTAATTTCGCAATTTTGCTGGACGTAATCCATTACAATAAAGATTTATATACCCTTATATTATTTTATTTAATTATTATATGTCGAATATTAAAAGAACTAAAAAAAATAAGAAATATAATTTGGTTTATATGGCTAAACCTGTGTATGGTGGTTGGGTTTCTTTTACATCGCACCTTGCGTTAAAAAAGGATTATAAATTGTACCGGATCTCAAATAAAACAGAGTCTAAGGAGCGTCCATATGGTTATGGTGTAAATTATAGGAATCTTTCGATAAAAGATGTAGTAAAGTTACCGAATTTGCTTATAACTGCTGTTGATAAAAAATTCTATGAATATTTGCCATTTATAAAGGGTGCAACAATAGTTATTCATGACCCAACAGAATTAAAGGAAGAGGTATTAGATTTCATTAAAAGGAATAAGGTTATAACAATTAGAAAAACCGTCCAGAAACTATTAAAGGAAAAGCATGGTATAAAAAGCAAATTTTTGTATCACCCTCTTTATGAATTCCCATTTGATAAAACAAGTATTAAGAAAAAAACAAGGAATATCTCTATTTCCAGAGTAGATTTTGATAAAAACACCCATTTAGTGGTTGAGGCTAATAATAAATTGGCGAAGAAAAATCAGGTAGAAATCTATGGTGCTCTGAATGATTTATATATATACCATAAATTAAGACATACTAATTTTAGTAAATACTATAAAGGGAAATTCGGAAAGGATTTTGAAGACCTAAAGGGATTATTAGATAATTGTAAGTATATGGTGGATTTATCATCGATAAAAAATGATGGTGGTGGTAGCCAGTATACATTTTTAGAGGCGATTTATATGGATTGTATATTGGTTTTGAATTCTAAGTGGGTAGATAATGTGAAAACACCTTTTAAGGATGGTGTGAATTGTTTTGTAGTTTCGTCAAGTGAGGAATTGGTAAAATTATTAAAAACAGATATATCTGAAAAAAAACATAAACAGATAACAACAAATGCAAAAAAATTATTGAAGGACCATACAAGCAGTCGTGGATGGTAATTAATTAAAGTTAATATTTAAAATTTATATAACGGATATTATTATAATATTACAATGAGTTTTACGATTTCTAAGTATGACGATAATCAAGTACATATAGGACTTTCTTATGCAAATAAAGAAGCTTTATACTGTTTAATTTATATTAAACTAAAGGAAAACATATATAGTAAAATGGATTTTTTGGAGAGTATTTCAAAGAGTCAGAAGATGATGGATGTATTTAAAGATGCAATGTTTTTATCACATCCATCAAGTTATAATATTATTCAAATGTTTATAGAAGATAAGGATTTTAATGTTGTAATTAATCGGCAGTTTGTTGATTTCTTAATTATATTTTTGGATAATTATTCATATGAACTTATAATGCCAACGACAAATTATATAATAGACAATTATTTTTTAAAATCACAGTATCTAGAAGCATCAACTACAAGTGATATTATGTACCAACGCAAAGAGAGACATTTAATAAATCTAACCTATTTTTTTATTGAACTATTTAATAGAAAATTTAAATATTCTGAGGATTCAACAATTAAGACCTATATTATTGATAAAATAGTTCATTTATTAGATATAGGGGTTATTAATTATTATGAAGAATTAAATTTACGTAGAGCAGACCTGATTATATTGAGGAATGAACTTGAACAGGCTTCTACACATGAAGAGTTAACGATTTTAACACAAGAAAAAAATGATATAATAAAGCGACGACTTTATCTTAATGGAATACTACAAGGTCTTTATTATTCAATCGAAGATTTTATAGATTATCTAATAAAATATTTTTATAAAATAAGGAATCGAGATGTTTATAATATAATTTATATTTATAAAAAGAATAATCCATTTTTCTATAAAAATATATTTGATTTTATAACATTCTCTAAAGTAATAATGCAATCTCTAATAATCCAGAGTAAAGAATTTATTATAGAATATAGTAATTTCTATTTCGATTTAACACTTAAATCTAAAAATGATATATTTCTTAAAAAAATATCAACTACAATATTTCTTAGAGAAATATTTAATATAGCTTACAAAATTTCTAAAACCGATATAGATATAGAATTATATTTATTAAATATTGCAGATCTGAATGATAAAATGGAAAATAAAGGTTCAATTATACGTGTTGTAAATACAAACTATCAGAAAAAAATAGCTTATACATTTCTTAACCAGATTAAAAAGGTATCACCATATAAAACTGAAGTTATCATTGCATATCTAACATTTATAGGAAAAATAAATAAAGATATTCTACTATCATATGAAATTAGAAATATATATATAGAAACTATATTTACTTTATTTGATTCTATTTTTAGAAATAAAGTAATACTCGATATTAATAAAAACCTGGCTGATTTAATAAACATTATTATAAGAACTTTAATTTCAAAATCTTATAACTCAGTTCTAGACTATTTTTCATCAGATATAAATCCATTATGTAAATTATGTTGGGACAATTATAATGAGAGTTATAACAATAAAAATTATTTATTTACTAATTTTATTGAAACGATTAAATTACAGATAGATTATAAAAATAGTCAGGATTTTACAAGAGATCCTATTTGTAGTAGTATTATAGAATGTCCTGTAAAAATACCAGATACTGATATTTATATGGACCGCTATATAATAAGTAGATGTTTAATGGAAAAAGAAGAGAATCCCTTTAACCGAAAAAAATTAACTCTTGATGATATCAAAAATTAGATTTTAAATTAAAATAATAATAATAATTAAAAAAAAATTGATTTTAGGAAATAACAATATAAGTAAGTATAACAAGATGTCCCAATCTAACCATACCACGCAACCAGTTTACACAGTCAACGCATTCTACGATGGAAACTTTATGTTTCAAACCGATTGTAGTCATAACAAGGAGGATATGGAAGGTGTCCTCCATAACTGCACTACAATGGACCCGAGTCTACTAGAGTTCCGTATGTTCAAATCGGAACCTCAGGGAGAATTGTATTACAATGAATCTTATAATCTAGAACTATATGATATGACCCTTGAGGTGTTTAAGGGTGGTCTTCTCCTCCGTCCTGCTGAGGATGATTGGAGGGCCGGAGAAAAATATTTTATGGGAGGATGGTGGATTGAGAAGCATGATGCCTGGTTTTTTAAGATGTCTGAGTTGAACACTCTTGTTGAACTTGGTGCTGAATATATTTCTGATGTTGTACTAGTTGATAACCAAGATGTTGTTGTAGATACTGAAACATATACAGTTACTGATGGTGAAAGTTCGATGTATAGCACAGATAGTGAGGAAGATGATGGTAAAGATAGTGTTTATAGTGAAGAAATGTCTACCGATGAAGATTCCGTCTATAGTGATGAAGGTGAAGAGGTGGACCTTACCAGTCTAGATATTACGACCTATGGTAAGGGGTATCTTGTCCGTGCTCCTAAGGATCATCCGGATTACGGTAAGAAATATTACGGTAATGGGTGGTGGATGGAATCTCATGAAGGGTGGTTTTTCAAGAAAGAGCACTATGATGAACTCATCCGCCATGGTGCAGTCGAATATTCATCCGCCCTCCTTGAATGGGTTGTTGAATATGGTCGTGGTTTCCTTCTTAAGCCCCTAAAGTCTCATCCTCAATATGGTTCCAAATACTACCGTAATGGTTGGTGGATGGAATCCCAAGAAGGGTGGTTTTTCAGGAAGGAACACGTTGATACTGAAACCATGACGGTTATGTAAATATATTATTATAGTGTGTGTGTGTGGTATATATTATTGTATAATTTATTTTTTTTTATTTTTTTTGTTATTGTATTTAGTTACAATAATTAAAAGTCTTCTCTATTAAATTCTTCAGAACAACCATCCAATGTTATTATAAATTTACCATTTGAGAACACTTTATTTTCAATATCAGTAGTATATGAATAATAAAATAAATATAAGTATTTATTATCTAAATTAAGTCCTTCTCGTACCAATGCACCATTATCGTCTACATAGTTATTTGTATAGTTTCTTATAGTCTTAAAATAAACTTCCGGATATATTCCAGTTGTAAGAATTTCTGTATTTGTTGTTTTACTTGAATCTAAATCACCAGAAATATCAATAGAACTAGATGAAGAAGCAAAAATACCTATTTTATATTTATTTGTGTCTACTGTTGTAGTTGTTACAGCAGAAGAAACACATAGGATTCTTATTTTATTTATAATACCATTTACATCTACTGCCTGTCCATCAGAATTTGTTCCATTATGTTTTATTTGATATATCCATTGTTCGCTATTTCCTGACGCGCCATTATTACATATAATTCCACAGTTTATATATGTTGCAAATCCATCTGGTGTTGTATTATTAGTCCAATTATTTGCTATAGGTTTTGCTATTAATCCTTCAATATTAATTTGTAAATTCGTTACGATATTATAACTACTATTAATTATTAATTCATTTAATTCTGTTACATCGCTAATACCTGTACCAATATTTGTGAGGGGTTCGAATGGTGGTGGTTGGTATCCTGGGGCTTGGCCTGGTATTCCCTTAACTCGTTTTTTAGGTAATAGAACAAAATAATTGTTATAAGAATTTTGTATTACATTAGCATTTCCTTTAATAAATACATTACCTTTTTCTGATAAAATATTTACATTGCTATCGTGACTTGTTATAGTTACGGTCCCTGCGATGCTTTCGATGTGCATGTCGCTATCAGACTCAAGAGAAATATCAAACCCAGCCGTTAAATTTATATCCCAGTCAGAGTTTAAATTAATAGCATCATCGTTCGCATTAATATCTACATCCCCACCAGTTGCTGTAATAATTACTTTTCCTGTAGCACTTAATACGTTACAATCATTATTTGCACTAATAGTAGTCCCTTGTGTACCACCGGAATTAATAGAAACATCGCCTGCAGTTGCTGTAATATTTACATTGCCAGTGTTACTGGATACAGTACAATCCGTTTCTCCTATATCTAACTTATTATTGTTATTTGCAGACACGACAGATATTTTTGAAGAACGAATAGCTAAAGGCGCTTCATTTCCTGCTGGATCATTTCCAGAAGCTAAAATCTCTAATTCTTCTATATTAGAATTAGTAGGGTTTTCTAAAGTTCGGAGAGTTAAACTAGCGGAACTAGTGGTTTGTAAAGAGTTTAAAATAAGTGGATTTGGTATATCTGTAAGACCTCCACCTCCTCCGCCAGTTAAATCTATGTTTCTAAGATAATTAAATGGAACATCTTCACAGTTCTTTTCAATAACCATTATATATAATAATTTAAGAGATATTAATTATAATAACTAATAGTATAATAATGGCTAAAGATTTTTAAAAAATAACAAAAACTTTAATTTATATAATCCAGACCCAACTATTTTTGATTATTTTGAAAAAAAAAAGACAGTAAAGGAATTAAATAATTCTGGTGAATTAGATTTCGGAAGAACATATGGTCCTATTTATATAGACGAAAAATTTGATGGATGGATAACAGATATGGTCTTAAGAATCGAACTCCCTAACCTTATTGTGGATGCCGCTGTTCCAGCTGATAATGGATATCTTAATTGGGTAGATAGTATCGGGCATTCTATAATAGAAAGTATTACATTAAATGCATTCGGAAAGGAAATAATATCATCACAAATAGATTATGGATTATGGTTGGATATACATAATGAATTAACTGATGAAAATAATGAAGAATGGTCATTAATAGGAAAAAATGCTGATTATGAAACAATGAAAATATATGAAACTTCTAGAAATGTTTTATATATTCCATTACATTTTTGGTTTTCAAAAAATAATGACAGTGCTTTCCCACAATTTTTGGTAAATAAAAGTAATAATATTAGAGACATGTGTCTTTCGTTAACTATTAAAACCCGTCCTATTCAGGAACTAATAAATTCTTTTGGGAGTGTTGCTTATTCTACATATAAAGATACAAAAATAACAAGTATAGATATTATCTATGATAGCATAAGAGCAGAAAATAATAATAATGATATAGAATTAACTAAAACCATCGATAATTTATATAATTCATATAAAAATGTAAATAATCCATATCGTATTTATTTTGATAATTATAAGATGCACCATCAATTATTAGATACAGTTGTAGATTGTTCTAATATACTGGTAGATGGTCCAGTAAAATATATATATTTTGTTATAAGGCATAATAATAGAATAAATAGAGATATAAATATTACACAGACAAATTTAGCAATATTATTAAATGAAAATAATGGAACAAATCAGAATGATATTTTTAATTATAGTAATATAATTACCGGTTATTGGGGAACATATGACACATTTAAAAATTTAACTGTATATGTAGAAAATAATAGTAAACATTGGGTTACTGATAAGCCTAAATTAGATTCAATTTATTATAGAAAAATGACATCATATATATCAAAAAAACACGTTCCTAAAAAAAATATATACACAATAGATTTTTCTAATTCTAAAGATATAGGAAATTATGAAATAAACGGATATCTAAATAATAATAGTAATAAAAGAAGGAATGTACATTTGGAATTTGAAGACCCTATGGCAAATTCTACAATAACTTTAATTTATCATATGATTAATTATTTAAATGTACATGTTGATAGTGAGAATAAACTTAAATGTGTGAATCATTGGGATAATACACTAGCGAATAGTAAAAATAACACAACCCTTTCTAATGATTTAAAATTAAGTAGTAGTATGAATAATACAACGGGTATAGTTTCGTCAGATATATGGTATAATCATGGAATAGGTACAACACTATTAGGATTAAATCCACAATGGGATCAAAATTTTGGTGAAATAGGCAGGGTTTCTAATTCTAACAATAAATTTACTGCTCCGAATGTAGCATTAAAACTATCAATTTCTCTAGAAGGTATTGCAACGCAGAATTATATCCCAACACTACCACAGACAAATAGTATTTTTGGATATTCTAACACAGTAGGTGATGATATTGTAGAAATTATCAATGAAGATGTATATTATTTTAGGAATTATGGTGTAATTAGAATTAATAAAAATAAAGATAATAATAATATTTTTAAGAGTTTCTTAAATGTTAGTTTAGAAGAAGAATATCATTCAAGTTTAACTATATTTACAGGAAATAAAATTCGACCGAATGAATTTCTACAACTTAATATACTAAATAGTGATGTAATCTCATTTAATAAGGATTCGTTTGAATGTTTTTTGACTGGAAATGGAAACAATACAATCCTGAAGCATTCTATTAATAAAAATACGTATAAAAAAATTAAATTGCTAAACAATGGTAATAAAGATACTGATTTGCTACCAGGTTCATTCATATATTTTGAAAAAAATAATAATATGGTAAATGTTAAAATGGTTCTAAGATGTTCTAATAGTATAATTACACCTATATTGGGATAATTATTTAAAGAATTTTGTGTATTATTAATAATGAGCGAACTGGGATGCTTAAGTAATATCTGGAAATAAACTAACTGTAGATACAATTGTGGCTAATCCAAATTCACTAAATATTGAAACGGTTGATTATAATAATCCTAATGAAAATGCAACTATAACTAATATTACATCTAGTTCAAAAGTTATTGTTAATACAGTATTAGAAACAAATTATATAAAAAAAAATATAAATATCGACGACTATAACAATATTGTTTCTACACTTCAACTCGTACCAATAACTACATACCTTATCACTGACTGGTATATTTTTTCTGCTTATTCTCCGATTGATTTAAATACGAATATTTTCATTTTTAATTTAACTATTGATATTACATCAAAAAAATATAAAATATTAAAAATAATAGATTTTAAAAATTTTATTACAAATAAGGATAGCAACAATAATCCTTTAGCTATAGTTAAGTGTGGTATAACAGAAAGATTTACTGGTAATAATTCAGAAACATTTTCTATTGTGTCTACTATAATCGTTTCAGGAATGTTTGTCGGCAATGACTATATTCTTACAATATATAATCCAGATAATTTAGATCTAGAAAAAGAGACTATTGGATTTTATATAGATATTACAAATTCTATATCAAGTTAAAATATTTTTAAAAATATAATATCTAATATATATATATAATGGGTGAAGCCGGATGTTTAAAAGATGGAGTATTTAAAAATCTTCAAGTTAATGGAAATATTGACCTAGAAAACGCTATTTCTAAATCAATGCCGCTTAGAAAAACGGTTGTGTATGACTATAATGGCTTCGAAGCTGGTAAAACTTTAGCCGAGGCAGGCACGCACGCGACCACACTCACATACGCACAAACCGTATCACTACCATCAAATGCTTTAGTATATAAAGCTTATGTATTTGTTAGACAGAATAATGAATTTACGGGATCGGGTATTAACCCAGGTGCCGGAGCTGTTTCTATTGGCGGCACTGGCGGATCTATAAGCGTTAAATCCTCTTTAGTTTTTACTGCGAATGAAGTGGTAGAGTTGAACCTAGCCGGTCAGGTCGGTATTAGTGGTACGATAACTATTACAGCAACCACACCTACAGCGCCCGGCACCGCGGGGGCGGCGGAACCTGGAGATATTTGGGCCAAAGTGGGACAGTTAGTTATTTTTCTTGATTATTTTATTCTATAGTAATACTATTTAAACATTTAAATTATTAATTATTAAACAAAATGATTTCCGCTGGTTTAGATTATTTACCACTATCATTTTTTGATTTTATATTACATTTTACATACTTATTTATTTATAATAAATCTGAAATTATAAATAGAAAAAAAAATACGCTTTATGGTTCATCATGTCGGTCATTGTTCCATACTATTATAAAAAAACTTTTAGACAAAAAGGACAACCAGAAAATTCTAGTTTCACCTATTCATCACACATCTTTTAGAAATATAATAGAATTGTTTTTCGAACCCCAAAATATTACAGTTCTACCTATGAATGAAAACTATAATAAAGTGTTGGTAACACCTGAAATTGCAAATAACCATTATGATATCTGTGTTATTTCGCATCTTTTTGGACAGGATTTAGATACATCAGAACTAGAAAAATTACAGGATAAAGAAAACTGTTTATTTATTGAAGACCGTGTACAAGGTGGAGAATTTAAACAAAAATTTAGTGATATGCTATTTGATATTTCACTCTATTCTTGTGGTATGGATAAGAAACCGTGTGCTTTAGGTGGTGGTATTATGTATGCTAGGAAAAATGGATTAGATATTATTTTAGAAGCATCAGAAGAAATAAAAACATATAAACAGGAAACCAGATTTGATAGATTTATATTTATTTTAAAAAAAATTCCAACCTATATAATTTATAATTGTAAATTTATTATAACAATAATTCTGTTTATGTTTAAAATATTTAGTCTTGATCTCTACAAATTTATCTGTTATTATAGAAAAAAGAATCCAGGGTTTATGCACGATAATTACAATCTACAGCCTTGTTCCTCAACATTAAAATCAATTCAATATTCCCTAGAAAATGTTAATCAAATAGAAAAGGAAGAAAAATATAAAGGATTTATTTATTCCTTTTTATTAGAACGCCAAAATATTAAAAATGAATGTATTCCATGGGACAGAGGTAAAGATTTACTAACAATTTACAATACAATTGTCGTGAAAAATAAAAAATTATTTATTAACCATTTAAATTACAATAATATACCAGTTATAGATAATCCAACCTATAAATTATTTAATTTTGACTATGATACAAAAGAACAGGATGAAAATTTTAATAATTCTCTTGTTTACATCCCAACTCTTTATAATATGCCATTTTGGGAAATAAAAGAACTAGTTGAAATAATTAAGTCTTATAATATATAATATAATGAAAAATAATAGTAGGAAAAATAAAATTAAGGCAGTTAATAAAATTTCAAAAAAAATTAAAAAATTTAAAAAAAATAAATATAGGACAAAAAAACATAGGGTTTTTTTAAAAAATATTATTAATAAATTGGGGAATAAACCTAAATATTCGAAAAGATTACTGAAATCTTTTAAACGTTAATATGTATTATTTTTAATTTTTGTTAGTAGTGTAGAAGAGATTTTAATATTTTTATCATTTTCTAGTTTTAAACATAATAGTTTATTGTTTAGGGTGCCACTATATGTATCAATAAATTGTTTGATTTCTTGTATCTGTGTTTCATTAAATTTTTTTCTGTTTTTCTTTTTAACTTCCATTTCCTTTTTATCAATATATCTAAAATCTAGTTCGATACCCTTATTAGTTTTGATATATCCATTAATTTCAAGATTGTTGTTGTGTACATCATCATGACATTTTTTACAGAGCTGGACTAGATTAGATTTTGTATCTTTTTGTATATGTCCGATCATATTATTACTATTTGCAGAACACTGGAATTTGATATGGTGAACATCTTCAGCAATTTCATTACAAATTTTACAGCGATTAATATAGACTTCAGAATTATAGTTAGATTTTTTCCCATTCAGCAAACTATTATCAATCCCCATAATCTTTTTTCTAATATTATTAGCTGTTTCAAGAAATAATTTATCCATATCCATAGACCGACAAACCTCCAATCCATAAATAGCATCACCACTACCTTCTGTTAGTTTTCTATTATAAATTAGTTTATCATTTTCTTTATCATAGATAACTTTAAGGTGGAATAGTTTAATACTTTCGTTTAATTCTTTAATAACATCAAGATTACACAATTCATGAAGATGTGTGGCAAAAATAAAACTGGATTTTTTATTTACTAGAAACTGGACACTTGAAGCAAAAATAGATAGAGCTGAAATACTTTCTGTTCCTGAACATAGTTCATCACCAAGTACAAGACTGGTGTCATCCGCCCTTTTAAGAATTCCACGTAATTCATTCATTTCAACCGCAAAAGAAGAATGTCCTTTGAATAGGTTATCATTATTATTAATTCTAGTGAATAGATAGTGATAAGGACTATATTCAAAATGTGAAGAAGGAACAAACATACCAGATTGAGCCATAATAATATTTAGACCGAGTGCTTTCATAAGGCTACTTTTACCTGAGGCATTTGTTCCAAATAACAGAACCCCTTTAGTAGTATCGCCGATAGAAATATCATTTGTTACATAGTCGACATCAGTTTGGATTCTTTCAATAATAGGGTGACGAATGTCTTTTGCATTAATATAACTACTAGATTGCTGGTTAATAATTGGTTTAGAATATCCATAGATAGAGGCGGTTTTGGCATTAGATTTATACAAATCAATATTACCTACAAAATCAGAAATAGATTTGAGGTCTTCAATATAATTCTTATCAAGAAATTCAATAACTTCAAAAAATTTGTCTCTAACTAAACGACCAATCATTTCGGTTTTAATATAAATATTTTTAGATAATTGAGAAATTTTATCACATTCTAGTTTTGTTTGAGATTTTTTTTTAGAACTAACAAATCTCAATTCTTTCGGATCAATAAAGAAATCATCATCTATTTTGATATTCGTGTATTTTGTATACATAAATTTCTTTTTTAGTACAGTTGCTCTATTATTGGTAAGAGAAATTGAATAACCTTCAGAAATAGTATATTCTGATTTAACAGTATTACTACCACATTCTAATAGATTTGATAGTTTTTTAGATATAGTTTCAATGCGAGATAAACTGGTATCGATAGAATGTTTAATTGCATCAATTTCAGGATAGATACCTTCATTGAAAAAAGAATTTGTAATTTTTCCAATATGGTATTTGCAGATTTCATCCATATTAAAAAAACGCCGGTATTCTTTGATAAAATTTTCAAAATGTGCGATATCATGTTCAGATGGCATAAGTTTAACAAGTTCGGCATTAGATTTACACATATCAAAAATAGTAAGAATATTATTATAAGATATATCTAATCCAACAAAATCAGCTGGCTGGATAAGTTTAAGACTAATTTTTCTGTGTAGTCTTTCAATATCAGAAATTTTTTTAAGATGTTCTTCGTATTCACTATAACTATTCAACATAGATTCAGTAAAACTATATCTTTTGGATAATTCTGATTTATTAATAATAGGGTTAAGTAGTGTATCTTTAAGAAGACGTTTACCAATAGCTGTACTAGTATTATTTACAACACCAAACAGACTACTAAATTTAGAATAATTATTATAATTATTGTCTACAAGATTTAATTGTGTAACAGAACTATTTGTAAGAACCATATGTTTTTTCTCTTCCCAGATAATAGGTTTTCCAATCCGGTTTATAATGTATTCGTTATGTTTATATGCAAAATCAAGAGAAGCTACAAATGATATCAAAGCATATGGTGTAAATTCCATATCAATATATTCAATAGCAGATAGCATACCGCGATTAATATAGACCTTTTCCAGAATTTCTTTCTGTCCAGATAAATCCATATATTTTTTTTCTGTATTTTTAAAATGGGCTACATATTTATCTAGTTCAAGGTAGGAAGAAATCTGTTTTTCAGATAGTTTAGGACTATTAGTATTCAAACATACAACTATTTCCTTCGGGTTATGAATTTGGATAAATCTGTAGGTATCATCCAGAGAAATATTTTTATCATCCGTTTTAGAATATGTTTCATAAACGGTTGTTTTCCCAATAGAAAGATCAACAACACTTAATCCGATATTAATTGTTTCTTTAGTAGTAATCTGTTTTGATTCTTCGATGTAAATAACAAGTAGGTTACTTGAATCACCATTTGATACATAATTTATATTGGTACCTGGACTAATTGTGTTAGTGATTTTTCTTTCTGGTTCTGGAGGGTCTGTAACCTGTTCAACTAATACAGTGGTATAATTATGGTTTGTTAAAATTTGTATATATTTTTCAACTGATAGTAAATTGATCCCAATCATAATAGGATTACCACGATTATTTTCAGTTTTATTTTTATTTTTTCTTGTTACTTGTACATTCATAATTTCAGAAAGACGTTTAATATTTTCATGGTTTATTTGTTCTTTTTGATTATCAACCGCATAAACTTCATAAAAATGACCGACTTGCATTAGAACGCAAGTTTTTTCACCATGTTCGAGTTCTTTTTTTTGGTGAAGTTCAAGGTAATCATCGATTAGAGTCATACCTATATTTATATAATTATAGGGTTATTTCTTTAAATTAATTCTAATTAATTTAACTCAGGAACATATATGGTTTCAATATCAGTAGATAACATATTTGTCATGTCAAGTGGTGTAGTTATAGATGCTGGATAAACATAATTTTTAATAGAAGGGAAACTATCTTGAGATGTATCACCCATCAACCAAACCTGTGTAGAATATGAACTATAGTTATCATTAAGAGCAAACACAGATGAATATACATTACCATCATTAGATACTCTAAAGTTTTGTCCAATCTTATAATCAGTAAGCCATTTAACAGGATCTCTTACCATCATAGATACTTCAGCATTAACAGGATAATCGGCACCACGTAGTTGAGTAGTTACAACACAAGAAGCAACTTTCCCATTGAATGATTTATCGGTTGTTCTTCCACCAATCATGAATTCACCACTAATATTTAGATTTATTCTATGTCCAGTAATAGTCCATGTACCTGGATTATCTGTTACAACCCCACTAGTTAAATCAACAAATTTAAAATGAAGGGCTTTATTTAAATTTGTTGAAGTTGAATCAGCTGCATTATATCTACAACCAGTGTGTTCTATGTAGAGCCCATACCAAGTATTAATTGATATAGTTTGAATATTATATACATTATAAGCAAGACCAGTAATATCATTATTTCGACCCCAATGTAATGAAAGAACTCTAGAAGCATTTACTTTAAGCATAATGTTATCTTGGTCTGAAGCAGACCCTTCTATTTGACCTAAAATTAGTTGATCTGAATTATTTCCATCTATCATAAATACTGTTGCTAGAGACCAAGGTCTGGCATCCGCATCATTTGAAAATTTGGTAGAATTCGTAGCATCATCAGGAATTGTCTTTGCAAAATCATTCATAGACATTGGGAAAATAATAGACCTATTAACTGTATTAGTAAAATCGGTATTCGGAACTCTTGGTAGTATAGCATATTGATTACCACCTTTAAAATCTAGGGCTCTACTCCAGTTAGTTATTATATTATCGCTAATTGCTGGTATACTCGAAATTTGTGTCCAATCAACATTATCATAATCAAAATCTACATCTTGTTTATCAAAATAAATCATTAAGTCTATATTTGTAATATTAAATCCTTGTACTCCTGACGAACGTTTAGTATTACTCCACGCAAAATTAGTAGTTGTTAAAATATTATTATTAGTAGTATCATTTGTTATAGCTAATCTAAACGCATCACCAGAACCTATAATCTCTATAAATGCACTACCATTTGTTTCTATATCAACTAAACTTGTAAATGTAATATTATGAGTTGTTGCACCAGGGGCTAACCCATCCTTCACCATACTGATAATATATTCGCCAACATTTCCTCTTGATATTTTTATAGCCATTTCATGTAGAAATCCAGTTCCTGAAGTTCCATCACCATTATCCGTATTAGACCAGGATGTACCTTTTAACCCTATAATAACAGATGAACTTGTTGCTGTTGAATTAATATCTCCTAGTTCGGAAGCAATTTCTTTTAGTAATGTACCTGGTAAAAGAATGCGTTGGTTATTGGTAAATTGTGTATCTATTGAATACCAATTGCTAGAATCTGCAACAGAATCAGTAAGTGTATCTGGTCCTTCGTGTGTTATACCAGTAACTGGTGGAGAATAGGTTGAACCGTTAATATTTAAATTTTTAAGAATAACTTCCCCAGTACCACTTGTCCATCTTAGTTTAACAGGTGGAACATCGTCGTCTATATCAAATTGTAGATAGGCACCTTCGTTAGATACTGTACCTATATTAGTAACACCAGTCGTATATACAATAGAGTTATCCGATTCTAGAACAATATCAAGGACATCATTTGATTCTACACTATCATTATCTAGGAAAAATTTATATAAATTACCTACATATAAACTTATAGAACTTGGATTTAATAGCGTTATTCCATAATTGAATGATAACTTTATATCATCGACTACACCACCAGACGTTGTTTCTTCTATAACTTGAAATTCATTAGAAGCTAAAATTGGTTTAATATTAATTGTAATAGTTCCTACAACCGAACCATATGTGTTAGCTTTGGTGACATAAACAACATAAGTTTTTATATTACCATAACCCCTATGCGATAAATCTTCTGCATTACCATCTATTGTATTTATTCCTTGAGTCCATCCTGGTGGAAGACCAGTTAGTGTATAACTATTTGAATCCATTGGTCTAAACTGTATAGAAATATTTGTTGTATTTTCAGGATATGTGAATTCTAGATTATTATATGAAGATGGTCTATATCCATCATCTGATTCAGTTGAAATCTGGTTCCATAGTATATTTGTTAGATTATTCCATATCCCATTTTGAGGAGCCCCATCAGTATTATTCATAACCGAATTTTTAGTCGGCATATACCATGTAGTATTTGATGGGTCGACAACATATGTATGTGTATGATGTGTTCCGTCTCCACCAAGTAGAACATCGACACCTCTTGCTTCGATAGATGTTTTGAATAATGGATAATAAAATATTCCATCTGGTGATTCAATATAATACCAAGTCTGATTATATGGATATATATCAGTATTAAGTATTGAAAATTTATTAATTACTGGTATTTCTGATAAAGTATGGGAAGTATCTGCTCCAAAATATATTTGAAAGAACGGGTCTCTTAATTTATATCTTAAAGTTGCTATAGTTTGATTTTCTGTTTGAGAAAATACTTCTATACTACTATCACTTTTATATGATACCGATATTTCACCCAAAGAATTAGATGCTCCCCTACTCCACCCTTCTAATACAGGATTATAGTTTGAAGCAGAAGTATCAAATATCCATGAATTTGTTGGATCTAATAAGACATTAGTTGTTAGACTATATTTTAAATAATATCTCAATGAAGTAGGTGCGTTAGAATTACTAAAAGAAGCTCCATTATATAACATCCCAATAGTTTCATCCTTACCCAAATAATCAAAATTTAATGTAATTTTTTGATTAGGATAAATTTTCATATTAGAACGCAATACGGTTTTGCTATTTATACCATCAATCCATTCTTTATTTTCACTTCCTGAATAATCATGAACCATATCCCATATAGAACTGGTTTCTCGAATTATAGGTAATTTAGAATTTAATCCACCGCCAAAACTAAACCTAATATTAGGAGGGGAATTAGCTTTACCGATTATAAGATTACCACCATTTGTAATATCTAGTAAATAGACAAAATTATCATAACTATATCTTAATGCTAATAATGTAGAATTAGAGATAGAATATCCATTTACATGTCGTGTGTCTATATCGCTATTCACAGAACCATCTGTAGTATTACAAACCAAATTTTCTGTGAACTTAAATGCAAAATTCCATTTAACAGGTAAGAAAACATCTGTTTCGTTATGCGTAGTAGATGAATTACTATTGTTCCAAAATCCTAGTATATAATCTTCAGTGTCATCATGTGTCCAAATATATTCTTTACCTTTTCTTAAATTTGAGTGTGGTATATAACGAAACGGTTGGATGTTTTTATTCGCATCAGTAACAATATTAGTTGTTATAATAGTATTAGCTTGAGGACCGAATTGTTGTTTCCAAATATTATCCCTAACAGGTAAAGTATTTCTACCATCTAATCCAACATCAGAAATTAAAAAACTTTCAAATTGATCACGGATCATGTTAAATGCCGCGTTTATTGTGTTATTTAATGAAGGAATATCATTTGCGGTAGGCAATACACCATTAATATAGACCTTATTAAGTTCTAGACCTCTTAACTGTATTTTATTGGATTTTTTTTGAATAATATTAATTTTACTACCAACAACAATAGATTCTAATTCATTTACATAATAAACATTAATAACGTGTCCATTCTGACCTTCACAAAGTTTAATTGTTTTTTTTAGGTCCAAATCAGTTTTTATATCAACTTCTTGAACTTGCATAACGTGATTAGAATATGGTAATTCTGAATACATACCACCTAGAGGATCTTTAATTGTTTTTATTCCTATTGATTGATATGAGTTATCTCCAAGTGATAATCTTAGCGATGAAACATTAACATCTGAAAAATCAATTGCATAATTTTGTCCAATAAATCCAACATCATCTATTTTAATTATATTTTTAGGACTATCAACTAAATTACCTACATTTTGTGTTATATAAATACCGGTTTTTTCACCTAAATCTATTGAAGTATTACTTGAAGTATCAATTCCGGTATAATGAACTTGTGTATCAAGAACCTCTATTATAAAAGTAGCATCAGTATTAATTGAAATTTCACCAGGCGTTGTGCTATCAGCTTCATCAATTACTATAGATGCTTTTGATTTCACAGTTTGTTCCCCTATACCATTATAAATAGTTCTATTATTATTATATAAACCACAATCTCTAAAGGTTGTATTAACTGCTCTTGAATTATAAAACCCAGCATTCCAATTTCCATTAATTTCATTTTGAGAAAATTTATTATTAATACCGCCAATAATAGATATACCAGTATTGGCATTATAAGAACTATAATTCATTGAAACTGTCATATTTTCACATCCTGTATCATTATCTGTTCCTAGATAGATACCACTTTGTATATTTTCACCAATAATATTTCTTGTTATAAATCCATTACCATTTATACCACAATTTATTAATTTGATTGGATTATAACATTTTTGTATTCGATTGCCTATAATTTGAACTGTTGTGGTGTTGTTAATATAAATACCCCCACCATCAAGAGATTGTATAGTATTTGTATAAAAATCTTGTAAATCGTCTGGATTAGTCGTATTATAACCTAAACTAGATGATGTTGAAGGAGATGTTGTGCTTAATCCTGTACCATTCCACCCATTAAACTTTAGAGTACAATCTATTATATCAACTTGTTTAGCGTTTGTTATATTTATAGCATATTCTCCTGCAAAACAAAATTCAATATTTTTAAATTTAATGGTCTCTGTGTTATTTACGCCAGTAAATTTTAATAAATTTGTATTATTTGTTGTATTATAAGTTGTATATTTAATTGATGATCCATCTAAACCATAAAAGGATAAACTATGGTTTGGTAATATTATTTCAGAGGATATAAAACAATCACCTATAATAAATATTCTATCACCCGGAGTAGATGCATTTATACCAGCTTCTAATGTTATATAAGGTTTTACTAACGTGCCATTACTATCCTCAAAACTATTATCATAAGTTATATTTATATAAATATCATAAAAGTTTTGACCTTCATAAAAGATTGGTAAATTTTCTAATTCATCTTTATATGCTATATTTTTATCTGTAAACTTTCTTGATAATACGGTTGTTTGATAACGTATACCACCAAAGTTTATTTCATCAAGACCCTGACAAACTTTTAGAATACCTATAGAATTACGGTTTGCATCTAGTTTTGAAATAGATACCGTATTTAATCCAGGATTTTCCTGTGTTCCTGTTATATCTAACGGATGGTCAAAAAACCATGTTAAAAGTTCATTCGGACTTTTACCGCCGTGATTATCTAAATATTGAACATATGCTGGAGTTCCAGCAATAGCAATTTCATACTTTAATACCATATCCGATGGAATCGTTTCGGCTACCATTGTAGTAATACCTAATCCAGAAATATTAAATGGAAAAGTATTTGAACCACTATATGGTATAGATGTTCCTGGATTTGGTTGACCGCCAAGAGCAAGAGGAATATATTCTTGAAAAACTCTCATGGAAGGTTTATACACTCCAGCCCCAGGTTGCTGGTTAATTAATACACCGTTCTCGTCCTTTGCATCTTGTTTTAAAACACCACCCCATCCAGGATACCAGTTTATATCACTAGAAAGATTTGTAAAATAAATATTTTCTCCTCCTGAACTCATTTTATGATGTTTTCCTAAAAATAATGAATTTAAGGTAGTTTCTATAGCTCTATCAGTAACAATCCTATCCTTGACCGGATCATAATAAATATGTTCTAATGAAGATGTCTTAGTGCCATCTAAACCAGTAGTTGAATTTCCTATAGTAACGCTATTAAATATTGAATCAGTTTCGGTTTTTGTTTCAATAACCATATTAATATACAATTATAATTTAAAAAAAAAATATAAATTATAACCCTGGAATATTTATACTAATTAAATTTGATGCCAACATATTCGTGAATAATAACCTAGATGTGTTTAGTTGAGACTTATAAGTCGATATACCTAAACTAAAACTATCGTAAGTAATTAAATCACCCATTAACCAAACCTGTGTAGTATTAGAATTATCTTTCCAAACAATATTATTTGCTACATTACTTGAATTATTTTGTCTAAATGCGTGTCCATATTTATGTTTATTAGTCCATTTAATTGGGTCAATTATCATTAATTTAATTTCACTTTCTGATGGCATTATAGAATCACCAAGAAGGGTTGTAATAACCATACTTGCTATAGTTCCACCTTCAAATGTTCTATCATTATTTCTAGAACCAACTGTAAGTAAAGGTGTTGGATTATTTAGCATCGAAAATCCAGAAGAACCATTCGTCCAATTAGCTAATATGCTACATTGTGATAATGTATCCCAACCTAATGAATTACTAGTTATTCTTATATCAAACGCATCAGATAAATTTTGTGGTGATGCCTGTTCACTAGTTACATTTGTATCCGCAGTTGCTTTAAATCTTGCGCCCCTAAATCCAATATAAATACCCCACCATTCAGTCATTTCTAAATCACTTAGAGTGTAAATTTTACATTCATTATATTCATTTGTAAATGTAGTTACTCCACTAATAGTTGTAGATGTAGATGGATAAATGTGTTTTCCCCATCCAAAATATAATACCTTATTTTCTATTCTTAGATATATATTTGTAGAATCAGATGCTGAACCAGAACCTTCATTCCAAATATATTGATTATTAAGTTGTGTACTAGGTTTAAACACTAATGAACAAGCCCAAGGTTTACTATTTATATTAGATGGTTTACTAGTTTTAGTAATATCATCTGGATTTAATGGAACAAAATCAATGGTTGATGTTAATGTAGGTGATAACACATGAGATAAATTATTAGTGTTATTTAGTACTAGTCTATTATTAGAACTATTAAACACAACTCCTTTACTCCAGTTTGTTGTTCTAAAATTTTTACTACCTAATGGGGAATCAACTTTATAGATAGAATCCCAATCTAAATTATTTAGATCAAATCCTGCACTTGAATTATTTTGAACATCAAATCTAAATACAACCGGAGCTCCTGTATAATATGGTATAACTGTATTTGGTATAATATTTGTTTGAAACACATTTTTATTATTTCCAGGCCAGTCTATGAATGGTGTATTATTAATATCATAACCACCCCCATCTACTAGATTCCCGTTCAGGTCATTACCTGATTCTGGTTCAGCCCATACACCCATACGAACCGTATCACCTTCTATTGGAATTTCTATAAACATACCATATTCTAAATTACTAAAACTTTCGCTTGATATATCAATTAGACCATCAACCATATTATTTTCTATACTTACACTATTTTGTCTTATAAATTTTGATAACACTTGATCACCAACAAAGTTATTTAAATATGTTATTGGATTAGAAGACGAATCAAAAAAAGGATCATTTTCATTAAAGAGTGTTGTATTTTTTATTCCAATCTGTAATGGAGTATTTAGTTCAGGATCATTTGTAGAAGAATCCATAACGGTTGTTGCAGATTTTAAAAATTCTTTTGGTATAATTAATCGTTGACCAGGTAGAAGTTTAACATTTAGTTCTACGTATATTTTGTCCGTCACTTGGGTTCCATTTATATTAGAACTCGGACCTATAACAGTTTTAGCTAATTGATTATCTTCAAATGTAGAATCTTCAATACTAATATTTATTATTCTTGTAATACTATCAGTGGCCTTCCATCTAAGAAATAGAGGTGGAACATCATCATCTAGTTCTATTTGTACATAAGAACCAGCATCACCAAAAGTCCCATTTGTGGTAACTCCTGTTCCATAAGCAGTAGCACCACCACCATATATCTGAATTTGTATATCAGATAGTAAGAAAAAATCTAATTCGTCGGTTGATACTATACTACTATGGTCCAAATTAAATTTATATGTTTCGCCTGCTTTAAATATAGGTGAGTTTGCTTCATTTGACATGCTTAATTCAGTAACACCATTATCTTGGGTTAATTTTAAATTATTATCGGCTGGAATTGATATAACTGTAAATTCATTAGATGTTATATTAGGTAAAACATTTATAATAATTTGACCTGTTACTGAACCAAAACTATTCGATTTAGTTACATCTATTACATGTTGTATTGGTACACTAAATTCAATTATTTCGGTTGTCCCTAGAAGTCTTGTTGGGGGAGTTGTAGTATTTAGGGAATAACCAATCGGTAATCCATTATTAAATTCATATGTATATGTATTACCTTCTGTGTTAAATTTAATATTTATACCAGTGTTTTCTTGCGTAGTATGAACGATATTACTAAATGTTGGTGCATAATTAGAATCATCTAATGTTTTTTGTTCATTCCATATAATATCAGTAGACCCTCCCCATGCTCCACGTGGTGGTTTAACAGTTCCATTATTTACAAAATTAGTATCAGGTTTATACCATGTTGTTCTACTAATATCATCTATAAAAGATATAGTTGAAGAAGTACCTGAACCTGTTTCTATTGTATCTACTAATTTAGCTTCTTCTTCCCTTTTAAATAATGGATATTGAAAATTTCCATCGGGACTTTCAATATAATACCACGTTATTAAATTATCACCATATTCTACATTTTCTATTAACAATTTTTTAATCTTCGGAATTCTTTCATATGGTTGGCTTTCATTAAATCCAATATATACACTAAAGGCGGTACCATCTAATGGGACTGTTTTTGTAGCTATAATTTCATTTTTTTCATCGGAAAATAAAACTAAACTATTATCTGTATTATATCTTAATGATATTACGCCAGCATTATTTACATGATTCCAATAATTATTACCAGAATCCCAGTTAGAAGAACTTGTGTTAGGTGTCCAATCTGTTATTGGTTCAATACTTTCATTATTTCTATATATAAAATGACTAACAATATCATTTTGCGCATTATTATTTCCACTAGAAGCACCAGTATAATTTATTCCAATACGTTCGCTTCTTCCATAATAGGTTAAATATATTTTTACCATTTCTCCCGGATTTATTTCCATGTTTGATTTAATTATTGAATCCTCCTCAACCCCATCAATCCATTCGTCATTCTCCGAAGTATCAAACTTATGGACAACAGACCATATATTTGTTCTTTCTTGTATCACTGGAAATACGGCATCTGGCGAATTATCACCAGAAAAATAGATTATCTGACTATTTCCTATCAATATACTATTAGATCTCGCAATTATAACTTCTGTATTATTTGTTATATCCAATAAATATAAGTAATTATCCATACCATACCTTAAAGCGAATTTAGTATTATTAGTAATATTATAATAACCTATAGTATGTCTTGATTTAAGGTCAATAGCAACTGAACCCCCAATATTGGTGTTCTTTATTCCTTCACTAGCAACATTATCAGTAATACCTTGTGCACCATTATTTTTTCTAAATAAAAATGACACACTCCAATTTGATAAGGTATTTCCCCCACTTCTTGAGACCTCTTCTTCTGCCCCACTCCATATACCTATAGTATATTCTCCAGTATTATCGTGTGTCCATGTAAATTCATGTCCTTTTTCTAATGTATTACCATTATAAAATGGTTGTTGGTCACTAATAGATGAAACAACCGAATTATCGGTTATTACTTCATCCTTTCTATCACCATATGCTATTTTCCAACTATCAACTTGTGTAGGAAAAATATTTCCAGGATTTAATCCAATCTCGGAAACTAAGAAAGATTTATAATTTATTAAACTCATTCTAAAGGCTTCATTCAAGGTATTATTCATAGTGTTAATATCAGTACCAGCTACAACTCCATTAACATAAACATTGCCATGTGTTAATCCTCTAAGTTGTATTTTATACGTATTAGTTTGAATAATATTTACATAATTGGTGTTAACTAATACTGATTCTAATTCATTAATAGAATAAACATTTATAATATTTCCCCCAATACCATCTAGTAATGATATACTATGATTTAACACATCAACTAAAACATCTAATATAGGGACAGCCATAACATGATTAGAAAAGGGTAGTTCAGAATATTTAGAATTATTTAATGGTGTAGTTACAGCCATTACACCTATTGATTGATATGAATTATCACCTAATGAAAGTCGAATATTAGATAGATCTACATTAGATAAATCAATGGCATAATCCTGACCTATAAATCCTACATCGTCTATTTTAATTATATTTTTATCGTTATCACTTAAATCACCAACCTGTTGGTCTATATATATTCCTATTTTAGAAGAAGTCGACCCAACCCCTGTATAATGTATCTGTGTATCTAAAATTTCTATAATAAAATTTCCACTTTTTTGATCTAGTCTATATTCATTTCCTGTAAAGGTATCTGTTCCTTCATTAATTTGGATAGACCCCTTTGCTTGTCCATCATTTCCTGAACCTGTAAATTCTGTTCTATTATTATCATATAACCCACTATCTCTTAGTGTTATATTTCCAGCACTCCATGAACAAAATCCAGCATTCCAGTTACCATTTATTTCATTTTGAGAAAATTTGTTATTCATTCCTGTACATAGAAAAATACCATTTTCTGCATTAAATGATATATAATTCATAAGAACTGTAATATTAAAACATCCAAATGAAGAATCTGGTATAGGATTGAATTTATTTAAATAAATACCACTTTCTATATTCTTTGAAATTATATTTCTAGTTATAAATCCATTACCATATCTACAGCAACTTAGTAATCTAATAGCACCAAAATTATAAAGTATTTTATTACCTATTAGTTGAACTGCATTTAAATTACTTAGTTGTATAGCCCCCCCCTCAGACATATTTGTATCTTTATTTGTCCCTAAATTAGCTTTTGAACTATTATAACCATATGTCGGTAGTGATTCCGCTGAACCTGTATCCAGACCTACTCCATTCCATCCATTAAATAAAAAGGTACAATCTATAATATCTACACTTTCACATAAATTTATTTTTATAGCATAATTTCCAGAATATCTAAAATCTATACTATTAAAAACAAACTTGTTTTGAGAACCTATACTCCCTTCAACTGTAAAAATAGTTTCATTATTTTGTGAATATGATGCATACCTAATTTTACTTCCATCAAGTCCATAAAATTTTAGACTGTGTGGTAATGTAATTCCAGATGTAATAATGTTATCTCCTTTAATAAATATATTATCACCAGAACTAGATGAATTAACCGCATCAGAAATCGTTTTAAATGGTTTTAAGACTGTACCGGTTTCATCATTATCTGGGTAATCTGGATTTACATAAATATTGTGAAATCCAACAATATCTAATATTTGTAAATCATCTACAAAACAAATATCTTTATCATCAAAAAATCGTGATAAAACGGTTGTTTGATATCTAGGAATTGCTACAGCACCTATCTCGTTTCCGAATTCATCTAGAGGAATCGCTGGCGTTATACCTTCGCATACTAAAAGATAACCTAGGTTTAACCCATTTTCATCGAACTTTGTAATAGATACAGTATTTACTCCTCTATTTGAATCAGAACCTGTAATATCTATAGGGTGATCAAAATACCAAGTTAATAATCTGCTATTTGGGTCTGCAGGATCTAAAACAGTTGGGTGTTTTAAAAACTGATTATAAACAGCAATTCCTTTCATTGAAAATTCGTATTTTAATTTTATATTAGTAGGAACAACTTCAGCGACCTGTGTAGTAATACCAACCCCTTGTATATTAAATGGGAATGAATTATTTCCATAATATGGTATAGAAGTACCAGTAACAGGTGTACCTCCAAGTGGAACTGGGTTAAAATCTTGATATACACGCCCGGATGGATGTATTAATCCTTGCTGTGTTCTGTTATCTTCTATTTTTTGATCTGTTATACCTCCCCAGGGTGGGTACCAATTTATATTGCTTGAAAGATTTGTAAAGAATATATTTTCTCCACCTGAACTCATTTTATGTTTTTCTCCTAAAAACAATGAATTAAGAGTAGTTTCTATTGCCCTATCTGCTTCAATCCTATCAGTATCTGGATTATAATAAATATGTTCAAGAGTTTTATTATCATCGCTTGTTATAGTTGTATTATTATCTATAAATGTAATATTAGTAAATTTAGCATCTGTATCACATTTTGATTCAATTACCATATTAATATATATAGATACAATTAAATAAAAATAATAAATAATTCAATTATAAATTTGGTATAGTTATATCTATTATATTACTCGCTAACATGTTATTAATATTTAACTGAGTATTTATCGAATCGTGTGTATAAATATAATTTCGTATACTATTTGTAAAACCATCTTGAATACCATCTCCCATTAACCAGACTTGTGTAGCTCGCGAGGGCGCCCACGTTAATTGGAAATCAGCATTATTATAATTCACATGTGGTGGTCTATAAAGAGAGTCAATTTTATATTCAGTTACCCATCTAACTGGGTCTTTTATTAATTGTAATATTTCCGCATTTGTTGGCATAAGAAAGTTTATTCGTAATGTAGTTACAACCATAGAAGCGACTTGACCATCAAAAGGTTTACCCACAGTAAATAACCCACTTACAATATTATCCATACCAATACCAATAGTAGAAGAACCTAATCCCCATTGAGATGTAGTAGATATATTTGGACCTAAAGTCCAATGATTATTACTATCCATAAGCCTAATATCGAAACAAGCAGCTAAGTTAGCAGCTGTTGCATCAGATGAAGATAATCTTGTTCCATTATAACCTATATATACTCCCGTCCAAATATTTGTAGATGCCAAACCTATATATATTTCATTTGGGGTTGAACTACTATCAGACCAACCAAAAAATAGGTTACCACTACCAGAATTATTAATATATTTTAGGTATATATTCGCATTACCAACACCGTCTCCCTGATTCCAAATATACTGACTAGTCGTATCCCCATCAACATTAAAGACAACTGAAGTAGCCCAAGGTCTACCATTATTATCATTAGTTGTATTACCAGAAGTAACTGGTTCAACTACAGTCGTATTCAAATCCTGGGATATTGGAGAAGATACAGAAGTTGTTTGAATTTTAGATAGATTATGGTTAGTTGAGGTAAAATCTATTGCTTTAGACCATGGAGAAAGAATATTTACAGGGGCAAAAATTTTGGTTAACACCGACCAATCTACATCATCTGTATTCAAAGCTGTAGTTGTACCCAGTCCGAAAACAAGAATATCAATCGAACTTATAACATACGATTGGGATCCAATATCACCTTTATGACCGGTAGTCCAATCACTATAAGGTGTTGTTATTACATCTGAACTACCAGTAACACCTGGTTCAGTAAATCCAATCTTAATATTATTACCAGTTGAAGGTATCTCTATAAAGGCATCTATATTTTCTAATCCATTCGGACTGGTAGATATATTATTAATTGTAACACCGGCACTAATACCAATAGTAATATCTACTGATGTTGAAGTATTTCTGGTTAGAACAATTCTAACTTCTTCCTTTAATCCAGTAGCACCTATTTTAAAATTTCCCCAGGCGTCATCTTTCAATCCAATCAAAACATTGCTATTATCAGACATAGTTAATGCTAAATCTTTAAGAAATTCTCCTGGTAAAATTAATCTCTGTCCTGCACTTAATGTTTCATTAAAACCCATCCAACCGTGTCCACCACCATTATCAAACAGATTATTACCCGTTTGATTTGCAGATGGTCCTTCTAATATAATACCTGATATATTCTCAACCAAAGAAGACCCATTTATTGTTAAAGATAAAGTAATTACTTCACCAGACCCACTAGTCCACTTAATACTAACAGGTGGAACATCTTCTGGTAAAATAAATTGCATAAACGAACCAACAGTACTTATTGTTTCTGTAGAATAACTTACACCAGGTAAATATGTAGAACCATCAGAATTTAATACAATCTCAATAGCATCAGTCGCTTCTATACTTGAATCATCTATGTAAAATTTATATGTTTCCCCCGCATAAAATATAACTGAACTAAATTCTAATTCAGTATTTCCTCCATCTTGAGTAAATTTTATATTATTTATTACCCCGCTATCTTCCTTTTCTATAATTTGAAATTCATTTCCTAATAAATCAGGAAGAATATTTATAGTAATAGTTCCCTGAACAGACCCATAATTATTAAATTTAGAAACATTTAAAACATGAGTTATTATTAATCCATAACCATTAGTGATATCTTCAGCCTTACTTCTGGTTATATTTGTTCCTGTATTTGTATATCCAAGCGGTATATTTGTTATTGTATATGTATTTGTATCACCTGAAGTTTTATATGGGATATTTATAGGGTTACCTTCTTGGATTGTATATGTTATATTGGTAAATGTTGGGACATAATTAGAATCATCGTTAGTAGCCTGTTCATTCCATAACACATTAGTAGAATTACCAAAAACTCCATCAGATGGATTGGTTATTCCATTATTAACAAAATTTGTTACAGGTTTATACCATATTGTTCCGTTAATTATATCATCAACATAAGTAATTGTTGTATTTTGTCCGGTTCCACCTTCTACTCTATCAATTGTATTAGCTTCTTCTTGTGTTTTAAAGAGTGGATAATGAAAAACACCATCTGGACTTTCTATATAATACCATGTAATCCTATTACTATCATTCTCCTCTTCATTCAAGGAAAATTTTTGAATAGATGGAATTCGTTCAAAGGGGTGAGCTTCGTTTACACCAAAATATAAATTAAATGGGTCTCCATCCAGATTTATGTTTTTTGTTGCTATTATGTCATCATTATCTTCAGAAAATAAAACTAAGGTATTATCACTATAATATCTTAATGATATAATACCTACATTAGACAACACATTTAATTTTTTCCATCTATTATCGACTTGATAGTTGACTGAATTTACATTTATATTCCAAAAAACCGGGTCTACTAGAATAGTTTCGGTTGTTTCATATTTAAATGAATCAGTTATAGTATCTGGGGCATTGTTTACATTTGTAGAGGCACCTGTATAACCAAGCCCAAATATCTCGCCTCTACCAAAATAGGAAAGGTCTATGTTTATTTTTTCACCTGGATTTATTTCCATATTTGATTTTAATATAGAATCTTCTTCAATACCATCAGACCATTCATTATTTTCAGAACTATCTAAATCATGGACGAACGACCATATATCTGTACTTTCTTGCATTACTGGAAATCTTGCGGATGGAGTATTTGTACCAGCAAAATATATAGTTTGATTGTCTCCAGTTAATGCTGTATTTGATGCCGCAATAATAGTATTTTTATTATTTGTAACATCAAATAAATATAGGTAGTTATCGTTACCATATCTTAAAGATAATTTAGTAGAATTATTAATATTATAATATCCTTCGGAATATCTTGAATTTAGGTCTATGGCAACAGATCCACCTATATCAGTAGTTATTGGACCCATTCCAGCAACATGATTATTTAAACTGATTGGATTTTTGTGTTTAAATGAAAAGGCAACATCCCAGTTAGAAATTTTTTTAGATTCTGTAATATTTACAGGAGTTTCTGCACCAACCCATAATCCTATAATATATTCACCAACTGTATCGTGTGTCCACGTATATTGATGTCCTTTTTCTAATAAATTACCATTATAAAATGGTTGTTTGTCTTCTAAATCTGTTACCATTTCTCCAACTAATACCTTTTCATTTATTCGAATCCCATATGATATATACCAATTGTCGGTTTGTGCCGGTAAAATATTACCAGGGTTTAATCCTACTTCTGAAATAAAAAATTCTTTGTATTTTGTTAAATCCATATTAAAAACCGCATTTAACGAATTATTTATAAACGATAATGTTTCCCCCGCCGAAACTCCATTTATTGATATCTGTCCTAATTCAAGTCCTCTTAATTGTATTTTATTACTACCTTTTTGAATAATATTTATATGTGTAGTGTGATTAATAGATTGTAGTTCATTTACTGCATAATTATTTATCACATTTCCTCCAATACCTTCTTTTAGAGATATTATATTTTTTATTGTATCTACATAAACATCTAATTGTGGCACCTCCATAATATGATTAGAAAATGGTAGTTCGGAATACATACCGCCTAAAGGTGTAGTTACTGCATATAATCCTATATTCTGATAAGAGTTATCTCCTAATGATAATCTTATGTTTGTAATATTTACTTCAGTTAAATCTACGGCATAATACTGACCTATAAATCCAACATCATCTATTTTTATTATATTTTTGTCAGAATCAGGTAGACTTCCTATATTTACAGATATATATATACCTATTTTACTCGTATTAGAACCTAGTCCAGTATTATGTATTTGTGTATCTAGAATTTCAACTATAAATTTAGATAAAGTATTAGTCTGTAATTGATTTTTTATTAAATCAGATTCTTCATTTAAATGTATAGTTGCTTTAGAATTACTATCAGTACCTATACCAGTAAATAAAGACCGGTTGTTATCATATAATCCACTATCTCTTAAAGTCGTGTTAACCGCACCAGAAGCATAAAATCCAGCATTCCAATTACCATTTACTTCGTTTTGAGAAAATTTATTATTAATACCACCAACAACCGATAATCCATTATTAGCATTAAATGAACTATAATTCATCAACGTTGTAATATTTTGACATCCTAGAAGAGTGCCTGATTCCAAGGATATACCAACCCCTACATTTTGTGAAGAAACATTTCTTGTAATAAATACAGTGCTTCCTATACCACAATCTATAATTCTAATACTACCATTATTTTTAATAAATTTATTACCTACTATCTGTAATGTATTAATATTTTCTAATAAAACCGCTCCACTATTGCTTGATATATCAGCTGAATTAAAAAAATTGTCTAAATTTACATTTGTAGAATCATAACCATATACATTACTAATAGTAGAAGATACTACTGTATTAAGATTTGTTCCATTCCATCCGTTAGTATAAAAACTACAATCTATTACATCTAATCTAGTTGAATTTGTTATATTTAGTGCATAGTCGCCAGCATTACTAAATTCTATATTTTTGAATAAAAATTCTAATGTATTATCCGTTCCTATAAATTTAAAAATATTCTCATTAGAAACATCAAACGTTTGATATCTTATTTTTGTTCCATCTAACCCAAAAAAACTTAAACTACGCGGTAAAATAATTTCAGATGTTATTATATTGTCTCCCTGGATAAAAATTTTATTATTTGTTAATGTTGAATTTGTAACAGCATCCGATATACTAATATATGGTTTTAGTAAAGTTCCATTTGAATCGTTACCAGTATACAACGGATTAACATAAATATTATAAAAACCATCAAGGTCTAATATTTCTAAATCTGATTCAAAACATATAGATTTATCTACAAATAATCTAGACATTACTGATGTTTGATATCTTGGAATTGCTGCTGTGCCTGCGGGTGAACCTACCGGAACCGCAGGAACATCACCTTCATAAACACGAAGATAACCTGTGTCGACCCCTTCACTATTTATTTTATTAATATTTACAGTATTTGTTGAACCAGCGACTATATCAATTGGGTGGTCGAACCACCACTCCAAGTCATCTCCAACAGAAAACCCATTATGCGTATTATTATATTGAACGTAGGTCCTAACATTATTAACAGATAGTTCATATCTTAAAACAATATCTGCTGAAATAGGTTCAGCTATAACGGTCTTAACACCAACACCCTGAATATTACCCCCAAAAAAATTTGTACCCGAATAGAATATAGATGTACCTGGAACAGGATTTCCTCCCAAGGGACGTGGTACATATGATTTATAAACTCTTGCAGAAGGAGATATTACACCAGATGATGATTGATTTGCTAAAACACTATGATCTCTTAAACCACCCCATGAAGGATACCAATTTATATTGCTTGAAAGATTTGTAAAGAATATATTTTCTCCACCTGAACTCATTTTATGATGTTCTCCTAAAAACAATGAATTAAGAGTGGTTTCTAGTGCTCTATCGGTAACAATCCTATCCTTGACCGGATCATAATAAATATGTTCAAATGTTGCAATAGATGTCTCATCAAGCGAAGTAGTGTTCTTAACAAATGTAATACTTTCAAATTTAGCATCAGTTTCACAATCTTTTTCGATAACCATATTAATATACAAATAGAATTTAATTAAAGTTTAAACAACTGAATAATAATATATATTAATAATAATGGCAAAAGACTTTTTATCAAATAATAAAAAATTCAATCTATATAATCCAGAACCTGTTATTTTTGATTATTTTGAAAAAAAGAAAACAGTAAAAGAGTTTAATAATGGGAATGATGCGGATTTTGGAAGAACATTTGGTCCAATTCATATAGATGAAAATTTTGATGGATGGATTACTGATATGACTCTACGTGTAGAACTACCAGCACTCCTGACAGAAGCTGAAAGAGATGCGGTAGTTGTTGCACAAGACCCACAATATTTAAATTGGGTTGATAATATTGGACATGCTTTAATTGAAAGTATAACATTAAGTGCATTCGGAAAAGAAATTATTACAAAAAAAACGGACTATGGATTATGGCTAGATATTTATAATGAATTACACGACCAAAATAGTGAAGAATGGAATACTATAGGAAAGGTATCCGCAACACCAACATTACAGAAATTTAAAATACACCCGTCCGTTATTTATGTACCATTACATTTTTGGTTTTCAAAAAATAATGAAAGTGCTTTCCCACATTTTCTTGTAAATAAAAGTAATAATATCCGCGAAATGTGTTTGTCTATTTCTATAAAAACAAGACCTATTAAGAATTTAGTTGTAACGTCTGGCTCTGTATCCTATTCTACATTTAAAGATAAAAAAATTAAATCTATTCAGATTATCTATGATAGTATAAGGGCAAATAATAATAATGGTGATTCGCAATTAAAAAATACAATTGATAGTTTGTATGATTCTTATAAAAATATAAATACACCTTACAGAGTTTATTTTGATAATTTTGCTATGGAACATAAACCAGTTGAGAATAACGAAATCATTTGTAGGGATGTTTTAACAGATGGCCCTGTAAAATTCGTATATTTTGTATTTAGAAAAGATGCTAGAATTGCAGATCCAGATACTACTGAGACTGCTGATCCATTGGTTATACCTAATATTCCTGGTACAACCGGATTATTTACAGTATACACAAATTCTGATACAGATCTAAATCCAAATGATATATTTAAATATAGTAGTGATGTCCCGGGTCCTTGGGATACACATGATGGATTTAATTATTTAACCGTTCATGTAGATAATGACGACAAGCAATGGGTTACATCTAATCCAAAATTAGATGCTATATACTATAGAAGAGTTGTAACTCTTACTAGTCATGGTCAAGTTCCCAAAAAACATATATATCTTATAGATTTTTCAAATAATAAACATAAAACAGATTCAGAAACAAAAATTAATGGATATCTAAATAACAATAATAATAAAAAACGTTCTCTTAAATTAGAATTTGATACACCACAGACTGATTCAACTGTAACATTAATTTATGTTATGATAAATTTCTTTAACGTTTTTGTAGATTCAAATAATAAATTAAAGGCAATTAACAACTGGGGAGAAAAATTACCAGATAATATGACACCTACCATTTTTAATGATCTTAAATCATCTAATAGTATGAATGGAACAGATGGTATGTTTGCTTCTAAGGTATGGTATAATAATGGTATTAGCACTACTATACTCGGTCTAAATCCACAGTGGAATCAGAATTTTGGTAAATTTGGAACAGGTAAAATCTCTAATACAAAGGATATTTTAACAGAACCTAACATTGCCCTAAAATTAGCGATTTCACTAGAAGGTATTGCAAATCAGAATTTTATCCCAACTAAATTACAAGCTAATAGTGTTTTTGGCGAGTTAGGAGAAAAAGGTAATGATATAATAGATATAAATAAAGGGGATATACTCCCAGTAAAAAATAATAGTATTGTTAGGTTCAATAAAAACAAACAAAATAACAATTTATCTAAAAATATGATTTCAGTTGATTTAGAAGGTTACAACCATAAGAGTTTGTTCGTATTTAATAATAATACTATTATATCCAAAAACTTTTTCCAAATTGATATATTGAATACAGGTCTTAGATTTACAGATGTCGCCTTTGAATGTTTCTTAACTGGTAACAATAACAATCAAATTAGTAAAAAAACTATTGTTAAAAATGTATACAATAAAATAAGATTAATGAATTCAAATAGAAGTGATATAAATATATTACCCGGTTCCTTTATTTATCTAGAACGTATTTCAGATTCTCTTATTGTTAAAATGTTTATACAATCATCTGGAGAATTGATAATACCTATTATAGGTTAAGTATTATTATTTCTAAATGTTTCTAATGAATCAGATTTTTTTTTATCATCATTAATAATAAAATTATTATCAAATAATGAATATTTATTTATATGACCGTATTGGGCCGAATTTATTGTTATATTATTCAAAAAATCAAAGATTCGGTTTCTATCAAGATATAAATAGAACAAATCAAATGGTGCATTTATCGTGTAAAAAAAATCATACACAATAATAATTAATTTATTCTTATTATATTTAAAAAATTCAGAATTTTTTACTTCTAACCATGTATCTGGTATAGAATTAATATTTTGTTTTAGTTCTTTCATCTTTTCATTTGGGTAACAATCGATATTTTTATTAACTGTTGTACGCAAAATAGCTATAAAAGAACCTATTATACCCATAAACCAGAACATTTGTTTGTTTTCAATAACATACAGATTTATTAACAATTTTTCATTGATTACACTAAATAATATGAATGTTACGAAAATAGAACTTAGGATAAATAAAAGAAAACTGCTTATAGTTTCTAATATTTTATTATTAAATAAGTTAGAATATTCATTGCAAATTCTATCAGATTTTACTAATCGTTCATTAAATTCATGATCCAATTCATTATAATTCCTAAATTTCCATTTTGCTAGTCTAGTCCAACTTCTATTAAACAAATAGGATGGATTTGTATATAATTTTTCCCCATAATTAAATATATTGTACAACATCATATAATTTATAATGAATGGCATAAACAAAAAATTTACAACTATAACACTAAGAATCTTTTTTTCTATTTCTTTATAAAAATCATCAGTTTTATGTATAAACTTTGTGTCTAGTTTATTTTTTGAATAAAGTGAATTAATAAAACAATATTTTATATTCCATTCAAACAATTTACTGATATTTTTAGTCTTAATTATATTCTTATCTACTAAACTAATGAAATAATTATCTATACTTGTAATTTTATTATTAATATAGTAAATAGTTATATCATCATCATTATATTTATCTTTAAATTTATTAATAACAGTATTCCACTTAATAATACCTAATTCATTGTCTTCTATTTCTAATTCGTCATTATAGAATTCTTTAATCGATATAAATAATGATATATCGTTTATAAGATTTACTACTCTAAATATCAATATAACAACAAATGTTATAAAAAATATAGAGATAGAAAAATTAAAACTAAAAAAGTTAGTTAGGTCTATTATATCATTCAAATTAGTCGGGGTTTTAATATATACTATTTTATTCCATTTTATACAGTTGTATAAAAAAATTGTATAAAAAATTAGAAATAATCCAGAAAATATAATATTAAGATGTGTATAGATAATATTATAATATCCTTTATTTAGATAATAAATATATAAATTTTTTAAAAATTGTTTCTTAAGGTATTCTTTCTGTAGATTTTCTAAAGATAGATTGAAAGATTCCATTTATAAATATAATAAAAATTAGGTTTAAGTTATTAATTATATGATAGTTCTTCCGGCATTTTTGCAACCTTAGTCTTAGCCGAAATAATATAAATTGTATTTTCAGT